GTTTGGGAGCCGCCCAAATTTCAACTTTTTCCCTCCCCCCGTCACGCACCGCGCCGGGTTTTCTGGGTGTGGCACGTTGCACACAGCGCTTGCAGGTTGTCGGGATTCCAGAACCACGCGGGATCACCCTGATGTTTGCGCACGTGGTCCACGTCCAGGTGCGTACTGACTCGCCCACACACCGCACAGGAGTATGCCTGATTCTGCAAGACCTGCTGGCGCAGGCGGACCCAGCGTGCGCTGTAGTACCAGGTGCGGGTGCCGTGCAGGGAACGGTCGGTGTGTGTGGGGCAGCGGCCTCGAGGGACCAGCACCGAACACCCAGGCTGTAAGCAGAACGGCATCAGTCGGCCTCGGGGGGGAGGTCGTCGAGCTTCTCGAGGACGACCACGACGGAGCGCCAATGCGTGTTCGGATACGTCCGAGAAGCCGCTTCGTAGGCTCGGCGAACGCCGAGGCGAGGGTTTGGCGTGGCGATCTCGCCGCGGAAGGTCTTGACGGGCAGGGTGTCGTGTTCGAAACTCACAGACGCTCGGTAGCGCATTTGCGGTCACCCTACCGAAGGAGTAACGAGACGACCCAGAGGAACAACCCGGCCGCGACCAGGTTCACGCGCGACGACACCCCGAACGCCGCAGCCCCAAAGCACAGGGCGGCGAGGAGCAAGAGCAGCGCAGCCACGGTGAGCATTAGAGCACCTCAATGAGCAGGATCATCCACCAGTCGCACCGTGCTCCACTCGGCAGGCGCACGCCGCGCTCCAGCCACACGTAACTGCTCCACGCCGGCCTCACGCGTCCTCCGTGGCGGACGACTCTCGGCGGTCCGCTTCACCTTCACCGAAATCGTTTCTTCGCCCGGCACCAGTGTGATCTCAATCCCGTCGCGCTTATAGACCGACTTCCCGAATTTCTTCATCAGCCCAATGGCTTGGGTCTTGAGCGTAACCTCTTCCCGCCCGACCTCCATGCGCCGATCGCGCACGTCCGCGTAGTTCGCCGCGAGCTGCTCGAGTTCGCGGATCGCGAGGTCCTCGAGGCCGGGCAGGGGCTGACTGCGCGCCTTCGGTTTGTCTGGCCTCGTCAGCTTGCGATCCATCTTCGACGCACGTTTCGCCATCCCACTCACCCTCCTGTCTGGTGGAACATCGATCGCGTAAACAGCGGCTGGTCGACCGCGATCGGCACGACACCCAAACTCGGCTCCACGCGAATGTCCACGTGCGGCAGTTCGCCGGCGCCGGCGTAGCGTTTCATCGCGACCAGGTCGACGATCTGCGCGTCGTCGCGAAACACGACGCCGGTGAGGGCATCAGCCAGGCCGCGGACGCACTTGTCGACGTCAGGCGCTTTCGTGTGCGCGGTCACGCGCTTCGGCAGGGACGCCGGGCGCGGCAGATAAAACGCGATCGTGAGGCGCACGCCCTCGAGCAGCAGCGTGCGCTCGGTCGCGGGCAGCTCGTGCAACGCGCGGTTGGCCGCCTCGCTCACCAGCTGTTGCCAGCTTTTCAGGTTCTTGTTGCTGTCAGTGATCACCGGACGCGTCCAGCCTTTCGGGACGAAAGCGCGTTTACTGCCCATCTGCTGCGCGACGCCGTAGACGCGAAAAGCGAGCGTCATTCCGGGATACGCTCCAAGACGAGCACCTTGGTTCCGTCTGAGGCCGCGCGCACCTCACGCACCTGAACCACGTGCGTCGTGAAGTCGGGTTCTTCAGTAATCTGGCGGATCAGTTCGACGGAGATCTGGATGCGATCACCGACAGCCACGGCCTGCTGCGCGTCGTGCTCCAGGCACTCGGGACACTGCACCCACGCGCGGACGACGATCCCGAGCTCGGGATCGACGCCGGACACCCGCTTGCCACAGCGATTGCAGCGCACGTGTTCCTGGAACGCGTTCACGAGGCCTCCGTCGCGTCTGGACAGCTGGCGATCGGCACCAGGCGCCAGCCGCGGCAGTTCAGATCGCCGCAGTGACAGGGCCTGATCTCATATTGCGGGATCACGATGCGCTGATCGTTGTGCTTCAGCCACGCGACGAATTCGGCGAGCGTCATTCGCGGATACGGCGCGGGCGTCATCACCCTTCCTCGCCGGGTTCGCGCTCACGTCGAGACGACATGAGACGGAGCGCCGTGTCGACCGCCTCATCGACGAGCGTCGCGAACACGCGCCGCAACGGCGGCGGGATCGGCGTCGCATAGAACGCCGCCTGTGCCGCGTACCACCGTCGCAGTTCCTCACCGTGCGCCCAGTGGCCGACGATCTCGACCGCATTCCGCCGCGGGTTGAACGCGCGCTCGAGGAGATCGTCGAGACTATTCGGGACGAAGCGCAACGCCCGATCGGTGACGCCGGCGGCCTGACACAGCAGGCAGGCGCAGGGATCGTTCCGCCACCGCCGCGCCGCCGCCCGCGCCTGCTCGTCACGTTCGGCTTCACTCATGTACCGCATGCCCGGCGGCGCCGTCCCCGGGCCCGTGGTCGCCCCGACATCGGCGAGCCATTCGGCGACTTTCGGAAAGCGCGTGCGCGTGCGGATGATGCGATCGGCCGCGTCGACCACCTGGTCGATCGAGACGTGCCGGAGCCCGTCGAAATAGGCCTTCGCCGTGGTGTCAAATTCGCCGGGTTTCCACCCTTTGGCGAAGGCCCCTGAGACGCGCTTGAAGGCGCGTTCGAAGGGGCCGATGTCGCTACTGTCCATCGCCCTCTTGACTCTGCGTAACGCCGCTTTTCTTGAATTCTTCGTGGTACTACGAATTCAGAAAAGCTCTAGGTAATTAGCAAGATCTCTTAGTGGTACGGGATCACGCGCGCGCGAGTCCTACGGTTGTCCCAAATGTGTCCGGCTGGACACGCGGCGGACTCCCGCTGGACGGCATAACGCGTTCCAATTCGCTATCTCCTGTGTTTCCCGGCACGTTCCTCGATTTTCCGCCGCCGATCCGCGGCCCGTTTCGCCAAGACATCCTTGGCTCTCGGGTTGAAGTCCCCGAAGTCATGGATCAGATACCCAACCCCGTTTTTCTCCCACAACCCAGCCTTCACGAGCGCGTCAGCGACGGAGGCCGGGTTGTCGACGAAGCGGCAGGCTTTCACGACTGACACTTTCAATTCGCCGTCGGTCAGGTGCTTGTTCGCATACATCAGTCCGTAGCTATAGAGGGCGAAGGCGAGGCCCGGCCCGTTCTTGCCGAGCAGCGCGCCGGCTTCGAAGAGTTTCGGGTGATCGATGAGTTGATCGTCGAGCCGCGCCCACATGCTTGCCTCGCAGAACCCGTTACCGAATGCCCAGCCGCCGCAACGCCTCGAGGCGCGAGTGTTCCCGGCGCAGCGTCTCGAGACGATCGATCACCAGGCCGAGCAGGATCCGCCAGAGCCAACCGCTCACGATTCACGCCCGCGTGTGATGAGCGGGTTACGCCGCGCCAAGCGACGTTTGAGATCATCCTCAAGATCGGCCTGGGTGATGACGCCCGCGTCGAGCGCCGGCTGGACTTGATCGAGTAGGTGTTTCGCTTCCGCGATACCGGTGCGCACCTCGGAAGCACTACACCCAGCCTCTTTCGCCAGTTCACTGATCGTGTCAGGCGGTGACTTGATCTCGGCGCGATACAACCAACTCACGATCAATTCCACGGGTAAGTCGCTCATGATTCCCTCGTCGGCGCCGTGGTGAGCGTGATGATGTCGCGCACGAGCTCCGGCCAGGGCATGCCGGTGCAGCCGAAGCCGACCTGGCGCAGCGCCTCTTTCGCGTCGTCCTGCTCGGCGAGCAGCCGCGCGACGAGCGTCAGGAGCTCGTCATCGCCGCCGTCGTGACGGACCACGGCCTCGCGCACGATGTCGCGCCAGCCCTCGGCCGTCATCGCTGCTCCATGCCCGTGAACCGGATGCCCACACCAACCACCCACGCCCCGAGTCTGAAGATCTGGATGGCGAGCCAGAGGCGCGCTTTCCAGACACGAACGCCGGTCACTTCGACTTGCATCGTGATGTTTTTCGAGACCGACGAGATGGGCAGTTTGAGATCAGTCGACGCCATGGTCCCTCCGCGGCGGGATGTCGACGGACACCAGCGGGTAAATGTCGTCGGCGAGGATCGGGAACAGCACGATGCGCGCGGGAATCCGATGTTGTGACGGGAGATAGCCTTCGGCGATCAGTTCGCTGACGCAGAGGTCGGCCAGATCATGAATGCGTTGGCCGCGGGCCTGCGCCTTCGCGTGATCGAGCCGCATGTCGCGCGCGATCAGGTCCTCGGGTTGCAGCGTCATAGAGGCTCGTCCTCGTCGCCGAAGAGACTCAGACTCGTCGGCAACCCCATCGCGATCCGGTGCAACTCGCGCCCGAGCGTCTGGAGGTCGCGAATCGCGCTGGCGACTTTGCGTTCCGCGTTCGGCGTCAGAATGACCAGGGCCACCTTCCGAGCGACCGCATCGGGCAGGCGAAAACCCTGCGATGTTTTCGTGTGGTTTTCGAGGACCGGATAGCGACCACTGGCCCACAGCGCCCGCAGCGAGACCTTGCCGAAGATGAAGATCGTGTCGTAGTTGCCGATCACGTAGAGCCAGGTGTTGTCGCCGCGATCAATCCCTGAGGGCGCGTACGGTCCTGGCCGCGGCACGGCCTTTTCCGCCACTTCGATCCAGAAGTGGCCCGTCTTGGCGTAGAGCTCGTCGTGCTTGATCTCAACGCCGGTTCTCGACTCCCCCACGGTCTGCTGATAGAACTGACTCGAGTACTGGACGACCGCCAGGCCGATTGTTTTCAGCAGTACATCGACGACGAAGTCCTGATAACACAGGCCGGACTCGATCTTCGTGCGGCGATAGGCGGCGTAACTCATGCCGTCGCCTCGTTACCCCAGACCGCCCAGCCTGGCGCAGCCACGCTGCGCGCGAACAATTCGAGCCGCTTACCGATCGGATAGAGCGTGTCGATGATGCTGCGGAAGATCTCTGGCTTGGCGCTGTGCGTGGTGCGCTCGACGCTCTGCACCGAATCGAACCACTCAGCCGAATCGGGCGTGCAACTGCCGCGTGTGCACAACAGCAGGAGCTCGTGTCGGACCGAGTTGTAGTGCCCCATGTTGTGCTTCACCTTGTCCCAGACGAATGACGCCTTGTAGGCGAAGCCCCAGGCCTCGATCACTGGCCAGCACTCAGCGAGCAACGGTGATGTCACCCAGAGAAACAACACCGCGTGGTCATCACAGATCGGCCGAATGGGAAGCGCGCAGAGCTCGGCAATCGACATCGATGGGTAGTGGATCCCGGTCCCGCCGGCCTGAACTGATCCCGCGTCAGCCTTGTCGTTGTACGACCAGGGGGGGTCCGCATAGAGGACACGGAACTTCGCGTCGGGCAGACTGGCGGCCTCGCGGATCGCCGCAGCCTTCACCTTGCGGCGCACCTGCGCAATCGTCGTCTCACGCTGCGCGATCGCCTCGCGGGTTGCGTCTGGGAGATCGGCGAGCTGTTGCGCGACCGAGGCCACCTTCTTTGAGACACCCATCTCGGCGAGCGTCGGAGTCGTCTTAGGCGGTTCCGATCGGGTACCGCCTTTTGCTGGTCTGCCTTGTCCGCGTGCGCCTTTCGCTTTCGGCAGGTCCTTCAGCAGCTCCCCGAGCCGCGCGAGTGCCCGCATCTTGACCGCATGGGCATGGCCGATCGCCTCTTCGCCCAGGCGTTGCCGCTGAGCGAATACCTGTTGCGCTGCGGCGACGTCCATCACGAGCTTGACTTGATCGACCGACGACGCAGACCGGAGCGCTCGTTCCGCTTCGCGAAGACGAAGGATCACCCGATCGCGTAACACGATGGTCTCGGCCGATGGCCGCCGACGAAGCGCGGTCGAACGTGCCTTCATTTACGTCCGCACCGTGACGCTGCCGGCGTCATAGATTTCGATCCCGGGAATCCGCGCCGACGCGCCGTGGCTCCGCACATAGGCGTTGATCTTGACGGTGTCGAGTGTGAGGAACTCGCGCGGCACGAGCTGAATGGCCCGGGCCTTGGCCGCCGCTCCCTCGCCGCCCACCGGCCTCCACAGCCACCGCGGCCGCGAGCTGATCCCGGGCGTAACCGGTAAGGTCGAGGGCAGTACCACTACCGGCGCCGGGACATGGACTGCCTGCTCGAGGACCTGCGCCGCGAGCTCGGGCTCCATGCGTTCCTCGAGATCCGCCGCTTCGCGCGCGAGGCGTTCCCGTTCCTGCTCGCGCGCGGCTGCGGCGAGGCGCTGCTCTTCGCGCCGGCGGGCCTCGGCTTCTTCCCGCTCGAGCCGCAGCCGGTTGGTTTTCGCGGCGGTCTCGAAGCGGACGATCGGATCGAGGACCGCGGTTTCCCGATCGCAGACCATGCGGTGCAGGCGATACGCGAGCTCGCGCAGCGGCTTGAACCACTCGGTGACGGTGCGCCGGTGCTCGACGAGCTCGACCAGGCGCTCGCCCACCCGCACGTAGGAGGCGGCGTCGGTGACGTCGGCCCCCTCGGCGGTCGCGATCGCCACCAGGCGCTCGTGCTCGACCGCCAGGGCGCGCGCGAAGTCGCTCTCGACGTAGGCGCGGATGATCTCCTGCGGGTTCGGGTAGTACCGGACGACGGCCCCCGGATCGGGCAACGGGACGTCGACGACAGGCTTCGCACGACTCGGCATGGTCAGGCCTCGAGGTCTTCGAACGACAGCCGCACGCCGCGATCGCGCCGGATGTGATACGCCGCGGCGAGCGTCAGGAACGTGTGGTAGTCGCAGGGGTCGGTGTATTCGACGAACCGGAACGATCCGCTCTTGAGCAGTCGGACGCCGGCGCGGCGCCAGCGGCGATGCCGATCGAGCACGGCGCTGAGCGTGAGATCCTCCTGCGCCCACTCGAACGCCAGGCCGAGATAACCGGCCGTCTGAATGTCCTTGTGGCAGTCGGCCAGGTCGCCGGTGCAATAGTCGAGGATCCAGCCGTCGTCGCCGATCGTGCAGAGAAGGTCGATCGTGCCGGCCACCCGATGCCGGCGGGACGCGACGCGGTACTCGCAGAGGAGGATCTGGATCGCGCGTTCCTGGCGGCAGCGTTCCCAGGCGTCCAGATACGGCCGCCACGCCGGGTCGATCGAGGTCTCGTCGAGGTCGCCCTCGTTCGAAAAGTGCACGAGCTGATGCACCGCCGACCCGCGCCGGCGCGCCGCCTCGAGGATGAAGGGCGGCACGTGGTCGAACTGGTACAGGCCCGCCGCGCCGATCACCCCGGTCGTCGAGGGCGTCGGGATCTCGTCGAGGAAATAGTCGTGATGGCCCGGCGAGCCGTCGAAGCGCAGCATGGCCGGGTCCTATTCGAAGAGGCCCGTCGCGGACACCACCGAGTCGTCGATCGCCAGGGCGTCGAGGACCAGCACGCGGCCATTCAGATCGGCGCGTCGCGCTTCGTGGGTCGTGATCACGACTGCGTGATCGGTGCCCGCGAAGGACTCGGCCTCGCGGGCGATCGCCTCGTCACGCGTCACGACCATCCGGGCGGCGCCCGTGCCGGTCTTCAACGTGATCTCGACGTAGGGCTCGCCTTGCGGCGGCGTCACGGTGGCGACGCCGGTGATCAGGAGGCCGCGCTCGGTCGTGACCGGGGCGGGGCCGCGCGACGCCGTGGGGCTCGGCGCCGGCGGCTCAGCGGCGGCAGGCAGGTCTGCGCCCGGCCGGGCGTTGGCGCTCGCCCGACGGGGTTCGACCGGGGCCGCGGCGACGGGCAAATCGATCACGGCTTCATCCGGCGTGTCAAGCGCTTCCTCGGTCGTGCGAATCCCGCGAAGCAGATCGGGAAACGCATCCCGCGCCGCGAAGCCGCGCGCGCGCATCTTCAGCATGCGATCCGGATACGTCTGCCAGGGACCTTCTCTGCCGAGTAGGCCGGCTTTCTTGGCCTGGGCAACCGAAAAGGAGGCGGTTCGTGGGCGCGCGGAGTCCGTGCGCCAGAACGTCGTCACGGCCGTCGTATCATCCTTCGCGAGATCGCTCGCGCCGATGACGTCGACGCGGCGCCCGTCCGCCGCGAGGTAATACTCCTCATGGTCCTTATAGAGCGGCGACGCGATGATGACGCCCAGCATCGTCTCTCCCCACATCGCCGGCCGGCCATTGGTGACGTACACGCCGTGCAGCGCGGCCATCGGGGGCAAGCCGACTTCCATGCCGTACTGGATCGCCGCTAAGACGTCGGCCGGCCGACTCCGATAGCCTTTCGGCACGAGCTCGCTCTGGGCGAGCATCTGCGCCAGCCGCCATCCTTCCTCTAAGTTCGTGGGCGCCACACCCATACGAACCGGCACACGCGCAGGGACGGGCGCCGCGGCCAATGCTTCCGGCGCAGGGGCGTGTACTTGCCTTTGCGCTTCGTGAAGTGGATCAGCCGGTCGAGCGGATGCACGCCCTGCCGCTGGTTGTCGTAGAGGAACAGCTTCAGTTCCGTCGGTCGTGGCGCCCTGCGCGACCGTGCGCTTGATCAAATCGAGGTGATCAGCGGTGACCGCCGGCGCGGGGACCAGCATCTCGTTCGCCATCAGGCACTCCGTTTCGCGCGGGACCACTCGAGCGCCGACCCGTGGCCGCGTAGCCAAGCGTCGAGTTCCCGCGTGTCGAACAGCAGCCGCCGGCCGCGGCGGACGTGCGGGAGGCGATGCTCCCGAATCAGCCGGTACAGGGCGCTCGAGGACCCGAGCCTCAGGTATTCGATGGTCTCGCGTGCGGTGAGATAGGGACTCATGCCGCACCCTCCGCGCCCCGGCGGCGCAGATACGTGGTGATGAAACTGTCCAGGGGAATGCGGGCGTAGCTGGCGAGCCGTTGCGCCAATTCAGGGCGCGGGACTATCAGGCCGGCGGCAATGCGCGACAGATGGGCCTGCGGCACCCGGAGGACGCGTGCGGTATTGGCTTGGCTGTCGCCGCTTTTCGCGAAGTAGGTGGCGAGGTCGGGATACTCGATTTTCGGGCGGGCGAGCGGCTTTCCCATAGCGCATACACGTATACGCTTTAGGTAACACGCTGTCAACGCTATGTTTTTAAAGTATACTGATTTGGATGGACGCCGCCACGACTCAAATACTAGTCCCGATGCGGCAAACCTTCGACGACCAAGCCCGCGCCCGGATTCGCGCGTGGATTGAGAGCACGCAGACGACGCAGACCGACCTGGCGGCGCGCATCGGGCGCAACCAGGCCTGGATGTCGCGCTACCTCAATGGCGAATTCGGCGCCGACCTCGAAACGTTGCATCGCATCGCCCAGGTGTTCGGCCATTCGCTGATCAGTCTGCTCGACATTCCCCGCGATCCGCAGGTCGAATCCCTCCTCGACGAGCTGCTCGCGTTGCCGCCCGACGAGCGGGCGACGCTCTTGAAATTTCTGCGACTACAACGGGTCCGGCGCAGCCGGAGCGGACGGAGCGGATGGAAACGGAAAGGGCGTACAGGCGCTGAGAATCAGTCGCTCGAGAAGTAGCTGCTCCTCCTCCGGCAGCGAATGCAGGGCGCGGAGGATGCGGACATCACGGTCCGTGAGTTTGCTGTCAACCGAAGACATTCGCGCCGACGACGTTCGGGACTGAAACGACGCCATAGTGCCGACCTCGTATGATGACGCGCAACGCAGCGATTCCAGTCAGACATCACGATGACGGCTCACGGTAACGAATTTTGGTCGGAGGTGCAACAGGGAATCATGCTGAACGGTATATTTTCTGGCACCCATCCGCACCTGCTCGTGATCAAGACTTTTGCCGTGTAGGCACGGACCGTTACATTGTAGGAAAGGCGCTGACAGATGGGCGTGTTTCACCGCGACGATTCGCCGTACTGGTGGTACTTCAACGAGCAGACGAAAGAGAAAGTCAAGACGGCCGTGCGCATCGGCGCGACCGTCGCGCAGCGGACCGACAGCCGCCGCGTCGCCGAGGACGTCTATCACCAGGCGCTGCTGCAACAGGCGAAGACGATTCATCGCCTGCCGCAGGCGCGCACACAGATCCGCTTTGCCGCGTATGCGGAACCGTATGCGACGCACGTGATTGCGCATCGGGCCGGCGCCCGGCGGGAAGCCGAGATGCTCGCGCACCTCGTCGCGTTCTTCGGCCGCGAACTACTGACGCAGATCACGAAGGACACCGTCACGCGGTACCACACGCACCGGAAGGACACTGCCGCGGCCCGCACGATCAACCGCGAGGTCGATCTGCTGAAGAGCATGCTGCGCGATGCCGTGCCGGAGTACCTCGAGGTCTCGCCGATCGTCGGCATGAAGCGCCTGCGCATCGTCCCGCCGCGGCGGCGGTACACGACCCGCCGGGAATTCGTGCGGCTCCTCCGGGTCTGCGAAGATGCCCAGGACACGGCGATCCTGGTGCTCGGCCGTTTGACGCTGACGCGCCTGAGTGACCTGCTCGACCTCGAGCACACGCACCGTGACCCGCACGATCCCCGCGTCCTCTACATCGCGGACCCGAAGAACAACGACCCGAACGAGGTCGTGCTGGGCAAGCGGGCATTGGCGGCCGTCGAGGCGTTGGCCGACAATGGCAGCACGTATCTGTTCCCGAAGTTTCGACGGGCCGAACGGCCGCGCGACTGGCCGGGCTCCGTGCGCCAGCGGCTCGAGTATCTCTGTCGCCAGGCGGATGTGCCCTACGGACGCGCACAGAACGGCGTCACCTTCCACTGGGGCACGCGCCGATCGGGAGCGACGGACTACATCCGCGCCGGGAAGAACCTGAAAGCGATCCAGGGACAGGGCGGATGGCGGAAGCCGGACGTCTTGCTCGACATCTACGCCGAGGTCAGCCGCGAGGACAAGCTGGCGCTCGTCAACACCACAACACGGCGAAGGGCATAGGGAAATGGGCTACGACCTCAAAGCACTGAACCGAAAACTCGCCCACACCGATCGGACGTTTCATTTCGGCGCTTTTTCCTGGGGGCCACTCATTGCGGCGTGCGGTCACTTGTTCCCATGCCTCTCGCGGGAGGGTCAATGGTACTGTGCATTCGGCGTTGATCCCCGAATGCCACAGGGCGCACAGTATCCGGCCATCCTCAGCAACGACGGATTTCGGGTGACCAAACATGAAGCGAAGATCATGGCGAGGATCGCGCGCAATCTGGTCGCGATTCAACGGTCGTTACCCGAGAGTCATCGCGGAGCCTTGACGCCTTCGACTCAGGTCTCGTTCACGAAAGCCGACGTAGAAAAAATGCTTCTCCGAAGTTTCACTGGCGACGTGACCGGCGCGCCCTGGCCGCAAAAAATCCGCGATGATTTCGTGGATCTCTATGAACGGTTTGCGGCATGGGCAGACAATTCCGGCGGGTTTGAAGTCTGGTGACGGGCGTCGGCGGGTCTGTTCCCATTCCCGCCCCGTTCCCGATTCAAGCGAAACACCCAAGAAATCCTAAGGAAATCCGCGCATCAGTCCCACGTTCGCAACGCGGAGGTCGGGAGTTCGAGCCTCCTGCCGTCCACCAGCAAAATGCTTAAGATTCCTAGCAAATCAGACGATTCCAGCGGATTTCGGTCGAACGGTCACGCAGTGACCATTCGCCAGTTTGCATCACTTAGCGCCACCTTTCGCCACCCTCTATTCTCGCTGTGTTCCCGCTCCTTCCGAGGCCAGTAATGGGTGTCTATACACGTCCCGATTCGCCGTGGTATTGGCTCTGGTTGGAGGGCGCGCGCCTGAAAGAAAAAACGCGGATTCCGGTCCTGCGACAAGGGCCAGCGAAGCAGCAGCGGGCCGCTCGCCGGTTAGCCGAAGAACGCTACGCCAGTCGCATGCTGGAAGTCGCCGAGCAGGAGATCACTTCCACGTCGCGCGCGCCAGCAGCAGGAACAGAAACGCGAAGATGACGATCACGAGGAGCAGATCCACGGCTCAGGCCGGCGGACACGGCATCGGCCCGTAGTACCACAGGGTCGGATCGGTCGCGCCTTTGTAGCTCCACGACGGCTCGGCGTTGGGCGACTCGGTGTCGAACACGATGTCCCAGACGCCTGCTGCCGTCTCGCCCGCTGGCCAGCGCAGGTAGATGGCATCGACCGCGTGGCCCTGCCAGTTATTCTGAGCGGTCGTCTTGCGGATGTGTCCCCAATCCGCCGAGTGAGACGCGTGCAGCGTCTCGACGCAGGCCTCCGTATATTCGCCACAGCCTTGTTTCGTCGACAGGTCGAAGTCGCCTTGCTGATAGACGGCCTCGATGATGGCGAAGGGATCCTGGTGCGGGTTCGCCGGCGACGGCGGCTCGGGCGGCGGCGGCAGTGGAATCAGATGGTAATCGTCCCAGATGAACGTGGGCACCTCGTCGTCGTCGGTCTCGAGGATGCCGCGGCCCTCGACGGTCTGGTAGCCGGCGCAGGTGACCCGTACGAACGCGCCCTGCGTCGGCGTGTCGGCTGGGAGCGTCACCCGATGCGCGTCCTCGCGGCCGTTGGCGACGCACGGCAGGCCGACGAAGACGTGGCCAGTGTCGAGGGTGACGACGACCTCGGCGTCGGCCGGCGTCGTGTAGAAGTAGAGGTCACTCATGGCGCGACCGCCTCCGTCGGCATCGTCCCGAACCGGTCCTCAAATTCGGCGAGGGCGATGACGTCGAGCAGGACGCCGACGTCATAGACGCTCCAGACCAGGACATCGGTATCGTGCAGGGCACGGGCGCCGGTGCTCTCCACGTGCGCGTGCGGGGCGCCGTCGGGGAACGGGTCGTGCGCGATCGTGCAGACGCCGACAATCGGCGGCTGGGTCGCGACGAGGTATTGCTCGGCGAGGACCTTGAACGGCTTCTCGACGAACTGCCGCTGCATCAGAGCACCTCCAGCACCACCGTGAAGCGAATGTAGGTCGGGCCGAGCCCGAAGGTGCCCTCGGTTTGCTTTTGAATCCGCAGCTTCGGGCCGGTCGCGTCGATGCTGACGAAGCCCGGCTGATGCACGCCGTCATACAGCTGCCCCGTCGCCGCCGTCCCGGCGTTCCCGGTCGCGCTCAGGCCGTTCGGGAGCGTGATGTACACGGCGTTCGAGGCCGTGCCGCCGAGCACGCCGCCCGCGATGTAGACGCTCCACAGCAGCGTCTTGCCGAACTGCGTGTAGCGATTAAACGGGACCTGTCCGGCGCTCACCGTCCAGGTCATGCTGCCGGCGGCGGTGAAATTGCCGGCGGCAAAAGGCACCGTCTGCCACTGCCCGAGCCCTGGCGGCGCGGCGGCATCGATATACGCTTTGATCGCCGTGAACAGGGCCTCGTCGAGGACCGTGCCGGTCGTCCCGGAGCCGTCGTCGTTGATGATGGTGGGCCAGGTGGCCATCTAGACCTCGGTCGTCCGCAGCCGGCGGAGCCAGTCGTCGAACGAGAAATGCGTGCTCGAGGCGCGCACGCGGTAGGTCGGGTATTGGTTCGCGCGCGGCCGGAAATTCCCGATGCCGACCGACTGAATCCGATAGACGCCGGTGATGTTCGTGGGCGCCGGCAGGGTCGCGGTGACGAACTTCCCCACGCCGGTCCGCAGGTCGCGCACGGTGTACGACAGCGTGAACGTGTCGAGCGGACGCAGGTTCAGCGTCGCCCGCCCCCGCGCCCGCGCTTCGGGAATCGACAGCCGCCGGTCCTGCACCCACTCTTCGCGAAGACCGGTCCCGCCGACGTCGGCCGCCAGCGCGGCCCGCGTCGGCTCGTCATCGACCTGGACGACCAGGTAGATCTCGTCGCCGGCGGTCAACGCGCGGACGATGCTGCGGTCGCCGCTGGACGGAATGCCCGTGAGCATGGCCGCCGCGGTCGCGGTCGAGTTGTAGACGACGGTCGCCGTAATGCTGCCCGTGCCCGACGCCGGAATGCCGGTGAGCTGCGTCGAGGTCACGCCGGTATAGCGGATGACCTGATCGCCGTTGCCGATGACGGCCCAGCCGCCGGACGCGTCGAAGGGCGCATTGCCGGCGATCGGGAGCACGGTCGACCCCGGCAAGACTTGCCCTTGCGGCTGCGTCAGGCCCGACGTATCGGTCGCCGGCGGAGTCGCGCCGAGCGACCCGTCGCCGATCGCGTCCGTGTAGGTCGTGGTCGTGTTGTCGGCCAGCGTCGCCAGCAGCTTCAGGGGCGCCTGGCCGGCCGCGGTCCGATACAGCTTCCGGCTCGTCGTCCCGGACGGCCCTGTGGCGATGCTGCTCACCAGCACCTGGCTGGGCAGCGAGGTCGTATTCGATGCCGGCAGCCCGACGACGGTGTTATAGAGCGTCACATACTCTTGCGCGTAGCCGCCGACCAGGGCGGCGTTATTGGCGATCACGTTGTAGCGATACCACCCGGGCCGCTGCGCGGAATTCCAATAGGTCACAATCCACTTGACGTTGGCATCCCCAGAATACGGGAACGCGCAGCCGACGGCCTGCGCCTGGGTCGGGTTCAGCGGCGCGCCGCTGATGACGACAACCCCAGTCGGGTGCGTGACGGCCGCCGTCGTCTGGAGGCCGTTGGCGGCGTCCGTGCTCGACGTCGCGGTCGAATAGGCATACCCCGCGTAGATCGTGTCGCCGATGGTGAGACTCGGCGCCAGGAAATGCGTCCCGGCGTTGTACGGCGTGCCGGGGAGTCCGGTCGGATTCGACACCTGGCCGCCGACGCTGATCGTCGACTGGGGCCCGGGCATCGATTCGCCGGATGCCGTCGCAAACGTGATCGCGTAGCTGTGCGTCCCGGGCGTGACCCCGCTGCCGCTCCCGAGCGCGACCGTCGGTGCCGTGGTCGGTCCCATGCCGGGGCCGACGACCGAACCCGCCCCGCCGACGACCACGCCTGAGAACGCCAAGTGTTGGGCGCCACCTTCCGCGCCCTGGAACGAGGCCTTGAGAAAGACGTCGGGCGCGACGGCGAACATGTCCACGGCGTCGAGCGGGATCTTCGTGTCGCCGGTCGCGACGTTGCCGAGCAGCCGACTGCCCCGCCCTTCGACATACACCCGTGACAGCACCTGCGTGCGTTCGGTCGCCTGCGTGACGTTGGCGAGGGACGGATGCGTCGGGGTCAGGTCCAGCGGCGGCGAGGTCGGTTCGGCATTGACGAACGCGTGGACGTTCCGGCGGTAGTCGCAGTACCAGTACCCGCCGGCCCGGCGCAGGGTCCGCGTAATGGCGGTCGCGAGGTCCTCGTTCGTGAACGTGATTTCATCGAGCGTCGGCATCCCGGCTTCGACCGCGGTCGCGGTGAACCCGTTCGCGCCGGCAAACCGCGACACGAGGTCCTGCACGATCGCGCTCGCCGACTGGTTGCGGTACTGGATGGTCACCAGCACGAACCCGAGTTGCCAGGTGTAGTCGACCGCGGCGACGTCGGCCTGGACGTTGGCCGGGACGCCGGCATATTTCTGGGTCACGGTCAGGCCGAAGCCGGCGAAGAGCGGCATCGTCGCCGACTTCGACCCCAGCGTGATGATGACCTCATCGCCGATGGACGGGACGATCCCGTTGACGGTGAAGCGCCCGGTGTCCGGGGTCTCGTCAAGCTCCTGGTTGATGCTGAGGGAGCCGACCAGGATGCCGGCCGCGGTGTCGTGGCCCCAGCCATAGTGGACGCCGCCGTACTGGACGAAGACTTGCCCGGAGACGTAGCCGCTCCGCGTCGCGCCTGCTCGAGCCACGCCGGCCAGCGCATAAAGCAAGGCCATCAGACCGGCTGCCGGTTGCCGCCCTGCCGATACCCAGACGTCAGGGCGTTGCCGACGAGGCGCGCGAGTTCGGCTTCCGTGCCGATGATGTTGCCGCCGACGCTGATGTTGACGACTGGCAATTGACTGATGCCGCCGCCGGCGACGACCGGCCGGCCGAACATGTCGGTCGCGACGCCGTTGCGGCCGATGATCGCGTTGGGCACCAGGCCGGCCGCGAACCCGCCGCCTTTCGCCTCTTGCGCCTGCTTCGCCGCCGATGTCGCCTCCCGCTGCGCGGCGGCCTCCGCGTCGAGCGCCGTGACGTAGTCCCACTGCGCCTTGACGAGGTCTTCGGTGGTGTCGACGATGGGCTTCAGGGCCTCGAGCGCCACTTGGGCGGAGACGGCCAACTGCGAGAACCGCGACGACATCTCGTCGGTCAGAATGCCGGCCCGCGCCATCGCGTCAATGCCTTCGAGCATCGTTCGATGGAGTTCCTCAAGTTCCGCCGTCCGCAGGTAGCTGACGTCGTCGCCGAGCTGCTTCATCGCGTCGGACCAGAGCGCCGCTTTGTTCAGCGCCTCCGTGCCGAAGACCCGGTCGATGACGCCCTGCACTTCACTGGCGTATTTCGCCTGCGCTTTCAACAGGTCTTCTTGCTGCCGCTGGAGCTCCTGCTGTTTCTTCTTGACGGCCTCGAGCGCCGCTTCGTGCTGCTTGACCTTGTCGGTGACCGCCGCCATCTCGGACGCGGTCGCCTTGTACGCCAGCGCGACGTCCCGTTCGCTGGCGCCCCGTCGGAGCGCGGATTCAATTTCGTGCCGGCGAAGCGGGTCCATCGCCTCGAGCACCGCCTTATGGTTTTGCAGTTCCGCATTCACGCGGACCAGGGCCTCCGCGGACTGCTCGTCAGCGCGCTTCTGTTCCTGGAGTTTCAGGTTGCGGTCCTTCAGGGCTTGCGTATTGATTCGGACGGCCTCGTTAATGTTGGTAATCTCGCGCCCGGCCTCTTTACTGGCGCGGGCCAACGTATCAGCGACGGCGCCCGCCGTTTGTTCGGCGACATCGCCCCAGCCAAAGAATGACGAGACACTCTTCGCAATCGCATCATCCAGGTCGGGAAACCATTTGTCGATCACGTAGCGCGCGGTTTGAAAGGCCGCCGTAAACGTGCCGACGACCAGGCCGGCCGTGGCCAGCTTCCCCAGGGCCCCGACACTCTTGCCGGAGGCCGCCGCCAGGTCCTCGAGGCCTTTCACCGCCGGGCCGATGTTGATGCCGGCGGCCGACAGCGCCCCGTCGAACTGCCGATACGCGCTGCTGATGGAGCTGGCGCTCTTGCTCGCTTTATCGGTCGACGTCGCCAGCGTCGTAATCGCGCCGCCCGCTTCGAGGGTCTCCTTCTCGAACTTGTCGAGATCGAGCGTGGCTTTCTTGGTTTCGCTGCTGAACTGCGAGAAGTCGGCGGTGAAGGTGGCGGTAATCGCCATCAGCGACGATCCTCGGCGAGCAGCTCGTCGATCAGCACGTCGTACACGGCTTCATCCAGTTCGCCGACCCATTCATAGCGCCAGCCCATGCGCCGCGCGACCCGGAGATCGTTCAGGACGCGACGCTGCCAGTGGGGATGCTTTTTTTTTCGTCGCGCTCCCGCTCGATCGCCTCCGCGTGGGCATCGATGGCCTGGCGGATTTCGGTGAACCGTTCCTGGGAAATGCTGTTGAGCGCCTGCTCGACCAGCGCCGGCGCCGCGCCGCGAATCGGGAGGTCGGTCGCCGACCAGTCGACGAGATACGCGACGACGGTGGCCTGCACGATCTTGAACGGCTGGCGCTGGACGTCGCCGTCCGGCGTCAGCACATAGCAGCGTTCGAGCACGGCTTGATGTTCGCCGTGATTGAGCTGGGCTTTCACGTCGACCCAGTCGCCGTTGCTGAGCGGCAGGCGCACGACCCGCGGCAGGACCATCCACGACGACATCTACGCCTCCATCGGACCGAGGGTCGCGGTGAGCTGCGCCCCCTGCACCGTCACGGTCTTGATCGGCCAGCACCAGTGCCCGCCTTTGCGCGGGACGGTGAAGAGCAGCGGCCGTTGTTGGAGCTTGAACGGATCCGCCCGCTGCACCGTGGCGACGAGCGCCCACTCGGTCTTGCCGCGCGTGATGCGCCAGGTGCGACAGACCGCCGCGGTATGCCACGCCCAGGCGATCGACGCCTCGCCGCCGTGCAGCGTCAGGGCCTGGAACATTTACGCCGCGGCGGGGAACGTCCACGGCCCGGCCGCGTACCACTTGGCGCTGACCTTCGGCGCGGCGAGTGAACAGTCGATCGAGGCGTCGAGATACGCCTTGCCGCTCCAGGTCGCCGCGGCGTCGGTCTCGTTGGACATCAACTGCAGCATCCCGGGCGACGGCGCCACCGTCGCCTCCCACAGCGTCAGGTCGGTCGAATTGAAGAACCCGCCGAGGGTCCCCTGCGCATCCCGCAGGCCGGGGAGGTACACGCGGTTCGCGTCGCCGAAACAGGAGACGTCCTCCATTTCGGTCGAGGCGTCGAGGGTCCAGGCGTTGATGGAGGCGAGTTCGACCAGCGTCGCGCCGCCGGCGCCCGTCGGGTCATACGAGACTTTACCGGTGCGTCCTGACAGAATCGCCATCGGTCACTCCTTCACAGCAGGCGCGCACTCGCGCCGAGATCGACATCGGCCTCGCCCGCGACGGTCGCGGCGCCGTGCTCTCGAATCGTCGCCATCAGCAGGATCAGCGTCAGTCGTTGATGGTGCGCGGCAATCGGCCCGAACGTGGGGCGGGCCGCCATCCGGCCCCGATGGGCGCCGTCCTGCGTGTGGCGGACCACGGTGCCGTGTTCGTACAGGTGGCCGTGCGGCGCGGTCTGCTTCAGCTCGACCCCGCCAATCCAGGAGCCGCGCGCCGCGCGAATCTTCACGCCGCGTTTCAGATTCCCGGTCGGGCCGCGCCGATACGCCGTGACGATCTCGGCTTTCGCCGCCTCGGCGCCGTCGCGCAGGATCCCGTCGGCCTCCTCGAGCAGCGTCTTGCTGATCGTCTGGAGCTGGTCCTTGAACGGCTCGAGGTTGGTCCAGGTGACGCCCTTCACTCGTACACCTCGTGACAGGTCAGGACGAGTTCATCATCGCGTCCCTGCGTATTGCTGATGCCGTCGATGTGATACGTGCGGCCCTTGTAGTGCAGGCGGGTCGCCGTCGTGATGCCGGCGTGGTAGCGGCAGCGCACGGTCGCCGTGCCGGTCGCGTCATCGAGCAGCTCGGCGTAGACGGTCGGCGGCTCGAGCGGGACGACGCCGGCCGCCGTCGGCCAGTCGAGCGTCACGAGGTCACGGAGGGCGCCGCTGTTCATGCGAGGCTCGGGTCCCGGAAGCGGGCGAGTAGTAAGTCGATGACGCCCAAGGCTTTCTCCAGCGCGTCGTTTGCCTCATCCCCGCCGCGCCGTTCGTAGAAGGCGTCGAGGGCGATGAGGATGGCGTGACGGACCGGGCGCGGAACCGTCGTCTCGGTCCACGTCAGGTCGACGGCCGGGCCGAGCTTCGCGAGAATCAGGTCCTGCGCGGCCTCCAGCTTCTCGGTCACATCGGCGTCGTGCGCCGGATCCGTAATCCGCAGATGCGTCTTCGCGACCGTCAGCGAGACGAGATCGACGGGGAGTGTCTCATTCGAGAAATCAAGCGACACGGCGACGCCTCCTCGCGGGGACGTAGCGGCACCAGCGGTAGCGGAGGTCGTGCCAGGGAATCGCCAGCAGCGTGCGGGCCTTGTAATGCGCCGCGATCTGCGTGGCGGTCAGCGCCACCGGATAGATGGCGACTTCGTCAATTAGACCAAAGTAACGAAAGTCTGGAGATGCACTACCCCCACTATACACACCAAGAAATAATGGCAAAGAAGGTGTGATGTCCCAACCTGAAGAACTTAGTGTTACTTCACCACCCAACACACCGTTCACGAACAATTGCAATTTATCCGGCGTTCCACGTAGCAATACACCAACAAGGTGTATCCATGCGCCAGTGATAGTGACTATTACAGTCGCATTCTGGTTCGTCGTTCCATTCGCAATCTTCCAGTTAAATGCGTTCACAGCAGAACGTAAAATACTGAAACCTTTTCCATTGGCTCCACCATTGTTGTCAAAGATGAAAGGTGGCGTCGCAGGATTAGCTATTACAGGATTCACCCACAATTCAACAGTCACCGGTCCAGTACCTATTGCTTGATAGGCACCATTCGGAATGCTGACATAGTCACCGGTCGCATCAAAATCCATCGCACTGTTGCCATCTGCCAGTGCGCCTGCCTGCTTCAACTGCACCCCACCGCTGATCGTCCCGGTGTAGCCGCCCACCTGACTGCTCGCCGTCGTACCGGACGTTTCATCGAGACGCAGGTAGAGCGTGGCGCCGTCGGCGATGACTTGGTCGCGGTAACTCGCCATTACGTCTTCGCTAACTCGCCGACCGTCGCGGCGACCTCTTCGTCCGTCGGCTGCGTCGGCTCTGATGCCGCTGGTCCCGTCGGCACCGGAATCTCGCGCGCGACCAGTTGATCGAGCGGCCAGTACTGCTGCTGCAGGTACGGCGTTTCCCCGCCCGTGACCGGCGGCAGATTGAAGTACTTGAACCGCGCCTCGTTCGGCGCCAGCGCGCCGGCATTGATGCCGTCGCGCGCGGCGGCGGTCTTCGTGGCGGTATCCATCCAAATCAGCGTGTCGATGTCGAATTCGGTCCCGTAGGGCACCGGCAGCGCGAGGCCCTCGTCGAGCGCCGTCTCAATCGCGGTCATATGCACCTGGAGACACTGCGACTGATATTGCAACTGCGTCGCTTCGGAGTTGGCGTACGGCGGTTGCTTGCTCGAGTCGACGTAGGAGATCGGCACGCCGAAACAGCCGGCAATTGTCGCCACGGTGCCATCGCGTTGCTCCGATAGCTGGCTGTCGACGGCCGACGTGCCGATGTCTTGATACTTCATCCCGTAACCGACAATCGCGGTCTTGCCCGGGCCGAGACTGTGCCAGGTCGTGCTCAGACGTTCGGCCGTCTTCGGATCGATTTCCGTCGGCGCAATCAGCAGCCCCGACGGCCGGCCGCCCTTCGCAAAGAATTCCGTCGACTGCGACTGAATCGTGTTCGCCTCGAGCGCGGCGCCGCCGCAGGCATACAACGGCGACATCCCCATCAGCGGATGAAAGGCGCAGTTCCAGCGGTCGTGGATGATGTCTCGGGCGGGCACCGCGAGCTCGCCCTCCGGCAGACCGACGAGGTCGCTGCGTTTGATGTCGTAATAGACGCTGCCATCCGGCGCGACCAGCGGTCGGACACCGGTCGGGTCGAGGACGTAGAGCGCGACGACGACGCCGCGGTCGTCGCGTTCTTTGAGCACGTAGGTGTTCCCGTGCAGCAGCCGCGAGAACACCCACTGCTCGAGGAACTGGCCGATGGTCTGATAGCGATTCGGTTTCCGCAGAACAGGCGAGAACGCCGGGCTACTGGTTTCCAGCCAGATGCCGTCGTCCGTGAGACGCACCAGCCGCAGCGGCGTTTTCGCCAGGTCGCCGGCAATCAGCGAGACGCAGCGAAAGACCGTCGGGTTCGCGAGCGCCGACTCGAGCCGGATCTCGACGTTCTGCTGCCAGGCGCCGGTATACGGCTCGTGGACGACCGGCCACCAGCCGCCCGACGACGACACCGGCCGCAGCGGCAGCGCCTTGCGCCGGAGCGTCAGTTCGAACCCGAACAGCTCCACGGCCCTACGCCGGCGGCTCCTCGGCGAGGGCCGGGACGTACGCCGTCGACGTGATCATGTTCACGGCGTTCGCGTGCGCCTTGATCCACGCGACGAACCGTTCCGCGCGCAGACCGATCAAGTTGTCCTGCCAGAACGAGCGGTAGACCGTGGTCGCATCCGGCGCCGCGGGATTGTCGACCATCTGCACCGAGGCTTCCTGCGACACGTCAATGCGGACCCCGCCATCATCCGCGAACAGGATGTACTGCGGGACGAGGCCGATGATGTTCGTGCCGGCGGCCTGCGACGTGATGACCGGAATGCCGTTGATCGAGCCGCCGTTGACGTTGACATTCGGGAACACGGGTTCGCCGAGCGCGTTGTTGCGCGAGCTGAGCACGAAGGCGTTCGACTCGCTCATCAACAGCGCGACGCCGCTGATCGGAATGTTGGCGACGACGAACGAGTTGAGCAATTTGGCGATGTCGACGAGCGGATCGGTCGTCGCGGGAATGCCGGTCACGCCGTTGGTGATCGACGCTGGATTCTTGCCGGCCACGAGCGCGACCGCCGGGTCGATGAACTGCGCATCCATAAACTTCTGCATGCTCGCAATCATCGACGCCCGGAACACGTCCTCCGCGCGCGGCGAGGAGTTCCGCGCGAGCTCCTGGGTGAAGACCAGGATCTGCGCCATCTTGTATTCGGCCAGGGAGACGCTGTCGAAGGCCAGGGCCGACACGGGTTTCGGCGTGCCCTCGACGACCCACGCCACGGTCCCGTCGGCCGTCTGTCGCGGCACTTTCACGTTGAACGGCACGGCCTTGAGCCCGGGGATCCGGCCGAGCAGCGTCGCCGGGCGCAGGAGCTCGATGAACTCGGCGCCGAGATGCTGGGCGCCAGGCACGAGCGCGCCGGCATACGTGGCGGCCGTCGTGGTCGCCGGCGCGGTCGCGGCCCGCAGCGCCAGTTCGACTTCGGGACTGTCGCGCCACTCTTTGGCGATTTCAAGGGCCTCGAGACGATTCCCTTTCGCGGCGCACATCGCCTTGCAGTACCGGACGAAGCCGGTGCCGGGCGGCAGGTTCGACTTGACCTGGATGACGCGCGCGGGCGCCGGCACCGGGGTCGCGACCGGTGTGGCGCTCGCCGCCATCGTCTTCTCGAACGCCTTCAGGCGCGGGAGCCGCGCATCGAGATCCGTCAATTCGCTCTGGAGTGCGTCGTACTCCTTCTGTCGCCCATCGTCCATCCGGTCCGCGTCCAGGATGGACTCCATGCGGGCGACCGTGACGGCACGCCGGTTCTCGCACTCGGTGATTTGTTCCACAGTCGTCATCGGTTTGTCCTTCGGCGCCGCGTCGGGCGCATAGCGGTCGGCCTCCAGGGCCTTGACCGTGAGAACGACGGCCTCCGGATTGACCGGCATGGTCGTCAGGGACACTTCGCACACCTCGTACTTGACGAGGCGCAGGACACCGTTCTTCAACCGCTGGGCGCCGGCGGCGAGCACGCGAAACCCCACCGACGCTTTCGTCAGGAGACCGGCCTGCAACGCCTGCCACGTCTCCTCGATACGGTCACGCAGCGCGCCAGGGTCGGCCACGACCGGCAGGCTCGCCGTGAACGTCAGGGCGGCCGGCGTGGCCGTCAGCGTGACCTGGCCGACCGGGCGCTGGATGTCGTGGTGCAGTAGCAGCGGCACCGGATTGGTGAACAGGGCGCCCATCGGATCCAGGCTATGACCCTGGCGATCGATGGTCGCAGTGGAGGCAATCCCGCTGATGGTGCGCGTCGCGAGGTCGAGCGCCTTGACGTCGAGCACGAGAGTGGCATGCATGGCCGTATGACAGCCTAGGTCACACGACAGCGTGAGGAGGTTGAGTAGTTACTCAACCTGCGGAAGCTTCAGCTTCAGCAATTCCCGGATGACGCCGGAAATGCTTTTGTCTTGCTGCTGCGCGAGCTTGAGCAGGCGGTCATAGTCGGACGAACGGATCCACGTCGTCACGCGGGCACCAGGCGGATCGACACGAGGCCGACCGCCCTTGGCTTTCACCCGAACACCTGCATGGCGTACTCCGGGAGTTTCGATCGCGCATGTCGGTCCCGCAGGTCGATCGCGAGAATCAGCGCCACGACCGCGTCGATCTTCTCGGTCGACGCCGTCTTACTCGGCTTCAGATTGCCCGACGGGTCGCTGTCGACCGCCACGTTGCTGATACACCAGCGCAGCACCGGATGCCCGTCGTGTCGGAGCTCCTTCCCGAGAATCGCTTTCTCGAGCGACTTCGTCGGCGCCGACAGGCCGGCAAACGTCTGGCGGATCGCGACGCACGTCAGCCCGTCCTGCTGCTCGAGGCGCGACACCAGGTCCGTCGCATTCCACGGATCGTACGCAATCATCTGCACGGCATAGCGCGTGGTCCAGTCGAGCAGCGTCCGCCGCACGGCTTCGTAATCGACCGTCGGCGCCGGCGTCGCCTGCAGGTACCCGTCGCGCACCCAGCCTTCGTACGGCGCATGGTCGCGTCGCGCGCGCGCCTCGAGCTGCGCCGCGGGGACGAAACACTCCACCAGCACGTCAAAGTGATCGCCGTCGGGAAACACCGCGACGAGCGCCGTCAGGTCCGTGGTCGCACTCAGGTCCATGCCGACGTAGCAGCGTTTCCCACGGAATGCGGCGCGATCGATGGTCGTCTGGCACGCATCCCACGCGGTCATGGGCATCCAGCGCGAGGCCTGCTCGGTCCACTGGTTCAAGTACAGTCGGCGAAACACGTTCTCCTGCGCGGGAATCTGTTGCGCCCGCGCGGCCATGATCCGCATTTCCTCGAGGCTGCGAAAATCCCCCAGCGCCGGATTCGCCTTGTGCCAAACCTTCTCGTCGGTCCAATCGGCATCGATCGGCGCTTCGTACAACATCGGCAAAAACGTCGGATCGAGTTTCGGGTTCTCCGCGACTTTCTTCGCGTGGACGTACAGCTCCCAGAGAATCGAATGCCGGTCGTAGCCCGCCGTCGAGATCGCCAGGAACAACGGGTTCAGCCGGCCGGCCATCGACGTGGAGAGCACGTCGTACATCCGCCGGTCGGTCCCGACCGAATGCAGCTCGTCGTACACCACCAGGCTCGCGTTGAACCCATGCTTCGAATACGCCTCGGCCGAAATCGCCTTGTACACGCTGCCGCTCGCGCGATGCACGATTCGCTTCTGCGATTCGACGATGTAGCACTGGCCATCAAGTTCCGGGTCGTTGCGGATCATCTGGGCGGCGACGCCGAACACGAGCCCCGCCTGTTCCCGGTCGGCGGCCGCCGAGTACACTTCGGCGCCGACTTCCCCATCGGCCAGCAAGGCATAGACGGCAATCGCCGCGGCCAATTCCGACTTCCCGTTCTTCCGGGGCAGCATCAACAAGCCGGTGCGATACTGTCGAAGCCCATCCTTACGCCGCTTGAAGAGCTTGCGTAGAATGCGGAGCTGCCACGGCCGCAGCTTGAACGTCTGGCCGGCGAATTGTCCCTTGGTATGGGTCAGGCTGTTGATGAAGGCGATCGGGTCTCTGGGGGCATCCTGACGCGTTGTCGGGCCATCGTGGCGCGTGGGTGCCTTCCGGTTCCACGCCCGGGTGAGACTGACTGGCCGGCGCTTCTCGACCGTCTCAGCCATAGTTCAGGTAGGCGTCAGCCGCACGAGAC